GATCGCTATCAATATCCTCAGGGTCATAATCATCCATGCACAGCGACGGAATCGTGGCGATAAAATGCCGGCATGTGTCATATATCTGCATCATCGGCCTTTGTTTTGGATCCTCGGGAATAGATAACCGTTCCCGAAATTGCCGGATCTTTAATTTCCGGCTGGGATCTCCTGGACGCATAAGAATACCGAGCTTTGCGAATTCATGCGCTGTGCTCGGACCTTGACCGCCGCCCTTGTAATCCGGTTTTTTATTCATACAGGTAGGATCACACAAGCGCGTTATTTTCTTGCCCCAGATTCCCAGGTCTTTTTCCCGCTGGACAATACCTTCAGCCATCTTCGAGTCTACAAGGCGTAATCCTTCATTGGCCTGTTCGTCGAATCCGTACCACTCAGCAAACCTGTAAATCCTGCCTTCGCCATCAACCCACCACCAGCCAACAGAAAACGGCGCGCTGTAACCCCAGTCGAATGTCATATACAAAGGCGCTTGGTCTGGGATAGGTATTGGTTTTATGATATGATGAGTGGGTGACAAGAGAAATGCCTGCCCGATATAAACGTCCCAATCTCCATCAAGCCAGGCTCTGCGCAACATAGGATCCCTGATAGACATCAGTTTTCGAACATACTTCGGGTCATTGTCACACAGGATTTTGTTATCTTTAAGGAAAGAGGGGATGTAAACGCGGGATTCTCCAACATCGTTGTAGAGGACGGTGCCGGGTTTTACGTTGAACGCTTGGCCAAGGTGAAAAAATAGTTTGACTTCATTGTGGCCAGGTCCGCCAGGGTTTCCGGTACCGAACATCCGACAGGGGACGCCGTGCGGTGATCGGCATGACCCGGAAAGCTTATCAACCAGCTTGATAAAAAATGGAAATGTTGTACATTCGTCGATGCTAATTTCCGTGAATTCTTCTCCGACAAAATCATCACACATCTCTACGCGCTGAATAGCCGACATGGTGATTTTTCCACCATCGCCAAACCTGATCGTATTGGTCTGCTGATCTCCTCCAATACGCTCGGCAGGCAATCCGGCCCGGATTAATTCATCAAACCTATTCCGGATCTTCGAAAACTCTTTATACTTTCGTCGAACAATCAAGCCGTTCCAAGCAAAATTGTATTTTTCAGCGCCGCGAATCTGGCGCCCAACCAGACACTCGGTTTTACCTCCGCCCCTGGTCCCACCAAAAAAGGTGAAATCAGCGGGACAAACCGCCGCCCTTACTTGCGGCCCGGGTTGCGGTGACCATATTGACATAATTAATACCAGACTAAGGAGTAGGAGTTTTTTCATCTATCGTTACACCCTCGGCATCTTTCACTTGCCGTTCCCGTTTTTCAGAATCTCTCACTTGCTCTTCCCATTCTTCGATAGTTTCAGGTTCCTTCGGAAAATCTGTGATCTTTTTAGTTTTAATCGGACCGCCGCCGGCGCCAGTCACTTCGACATGCTTTAATTTCCTCCAGCGGCCAGGCCTGCGATTGCATAACCATATTTCACATGCCCTGGTGTCCGGAGAAACGTGCTTGATTGTTTTTTTGGTAGGAATATAGGTGTGTATCTTTCGTCGCTCTATGCCGTGAAGCTCTTGCATCGGGTTTGGTTGATAGGCTTTAGGGTCATCAATAAACATTAGTTCACTGGTTGTCTCAGTGTACTGGAAACCTTTGGCCCGTTTCAGGAGTGAGGTTTCGACCTCGCGCGAATCATGCTCATCCTTGCCTGCCTGGACAGCCTCCTTAAATTCTGGGATTTCTTTGAGCCAGTTAGTTATCGTTCGGCGATTAACACTAAAAAGCTTGGCGAGTTTGGCATTCGTGTATCCGTCGTCGGCACAAACGACATATGCCTGGTGAATATACTCTTCTTTAAAATCGGTGGGGCGACCACCTTTGTTTACGTCTGGGTCCGATGAGTCCGGCATAGCATTAATGATAATTTAAACTACTAACAAAAATAAAGAATAGATACGGTTAAACCCTGTACAAATACGGTTAAACCTTGTATGGTATGTAAAACGAATAAACTTAGATCTATAAAAATAGGTTAATATGCCAGAAGTTATTGTATGTAATAAGTGTGGGAAAGAGGGGGTACCACACGAATTTGTGAAGCCCTCTAAGATATGTAAGGATTGTTGTCGCACAAGAAGAATGAACGAAAAAGAAAAGGAAGAATATTTTATCAATAAAGAAATAAAGCTCCGCAAAAAAATTAGCAATCTATATAAAAAACCTTACCCAAAATATTCTTTATATGCACACAAACTGACGATTGACGACTCTCCAGTAAGACTTCCTGGTAATATCTTATGGGTAAAATGTGCTTATTGTGGAAGGTATTACATACCGACAATTCACCATGTTAGAAATAGAATCAACGTGCTGTCTGGTATATGCACAGGAGAAAGTCGTTTTTATTGTTCAAAAGGATGTAAGTCAGCGTGTCCGACCTTTAATAGAAAATTTTATCCGGCAGGATTTAAAAAATCTTCTTCAAGAGAAGTTCAGCCAGAGCTAAGACAGCTTAGGCTTAAACTGGACAATTACAGGTGTCAAAAATGCTGGGTAAGCATAGATAATTCTGAATTGCATTGCCACCACATTACAGGAGTCGAACAAAACCCAATTGAATCAGCCGATTTAGACAACACGATAATTCTGTGTAAAAATTGCCATAAGTGGGTTCATTCTCAAAAGGGGTGTAATTATTTTGAGCTAAGATGTTCCCGATCTTCCTGATCTTCCTTGCTTGAACTACAAGCACTACGAAAGAAATCATCAATATTATCAACATAAAAATGATAAATATTATTAAATTTCCAATAGGGCAACCCGGCATTGATGTATTTTATTAAAGTTTGCCTTGTAACAGAGAGGCCAATCGATCTTAAATAGTCAACCAGGTCGCCCAACCCTTTTATGATTTTTATTTTTTCATCATTCACTGGTTTCAAATTATTCTCCTGAGATACCACCAAATAACTTCCACAGCCCCACAAGTTAGGGATAAAGCAAGGGCTGTGAATGGCCCCGTTTCTTCAAAAGCCAAATAAATTAATAGAATTGACGCAAAAAACCTTGTAATCCCCACGAGTTTATACATTTTCACACCCCTGTGATTTCTCACTCACTGGACAACCCCTTGTTGAGTTTGTCGAAGTCCGTATTCCTTAACCACCACAGCATTTGATTCTTGGGTTTCCGTAAGCGATCTTTAGAGATAACCAATATTTTGCCATATAATTCTTCATTCTCGCTAAAGTCTACCTCGATCATAAGATTACCGTTTCCAGGCTCAGGTTCATCAACTTCAGGCTTTTCATCCTGAAGATAATTCCACAGCGTTGACGATCCTATTTTCAGCTTCAAGGCAATAATCTTTTGCTTAACGCCGTCGGCGTGCATGGCCCGGGCAATATTTCTGCGAGCTTCCGCGATTGCCGGCGTTTTTAAATCCGATGTCACCTTTGCAACCGTGGTGCCCTCCGCCGAGCAATATTCTTTCAAGTCCACAATCCCCGCTTTGGCACCCTCTTTAAGGGCTTCGTCGATCTCTTCTATGGTCAAAGATTTAACCTCTCCTGTCACGGCCACAGCCTTTTCTTGCGCCCCTTTTTCCTTGTCTTCTTTAATCTCCGCTTCAATGTCTTTATAGACCCCCCCTATATTCACAGCCTCCTCATTAACGGGCGTTCCAGCCGCTTCTTCAATAGCCATAGTCTCTTCTTGCCCCTCTTTTCCCTTGTTTTCTTTATCGCATTTAGCACATATTTTCCTGTAACCGTCTTTTGCTAAATGGGTCGGATGAAAGTATTGATCCGCTCGCTTGCTTTCTCCGCACTGCTCACACGTTTTATAATAAATCGCCTTCTCTTTCATCTCTCTTTTCTCCTTATCTTTTTTTATGCCCCAATGATCGGGGCGGGATTGTCGTAAAAAGTCCATTGTCGGAAAATGGTTTGCGTCCACAGCATCGGCATATTGCCCAGGAAGAAGACACGTATCACACGGCGGTTGTCTCTTGGACGTAAATTCGTGATCACATCCCCGACATGGCGGTTTTAGGTCCTCATTTAACAAGGTTTGTGTCCCCTTTCAAATAATCTAAAGCCGAGCTTGTAATGTTACAGTTTGGATAATTATATTTCTTTTCGGCTTGCCAGCGGGCTTTGGCTGCACCTGCAAGGTTGGCGAAATATCCCAAATGAAAACTTTTACCAGATACCATTATGTGGGAACGCCATTTGTTTCTCCTTTTATCAAAACATACTCCAACAACTCCAGACGTATTAGCTTTAGTGACCCCTTTATTTCTATTATTGCACTGATGCGTAGCATGTCGTAAATTATACCATTTATTATTATTTTTAACCCTGTCCCTATGGTCGACCTCATATTCAGGAAAACATCCTTCCATGTACAGACAGGCTAATCTTGAGGCTTTATATATTTTACCATCAATACCAATTTTCCGATATCCAACCGGGCCAACACTTCCAGCGATATCGCCAGCTTTTATTTTATTTCCTCTTGCAACCAGCCAAGTAAAAACCCCAGCTTCAGGATCATAATGCAAAACTTCTTTTAGCCTTTTTTGTGTTAGCATGTCATTCTCCAAATAAAAAAAGCTCCCCCGGCTTGACATGAAAAACCATTACAATTTTTCACCGGAGGAGCTTGCGTTAATTTTAAGGATCGGTTTTTCATGTCATGTTTTTTATACTATTAGATTGATTTATATGTCAAGTGTTTATTCATACAATGTGGGGCTTACCTCATTTCTGTCCAGCACCCATGCTCCGAAAATGTATCCCCCCCATATGCCGCGTCTTGTATTTCAGCCTGATAGCAGTCTTTTTTATACTCGAAATCCCCGCACTTCGCACAATCCA